TATTTCTTTGGCTATTACTATGGGCGTGTAAATCGCCCGCAAATACGATTGGAAAATCCTCGAATCTGTCTAAGTCCACCTCTGGCTTGACATGGGGAGGTATCTCTCCTCGTACATGAGTAAATAGCGGTTTGTCTTGTATAAACTTTTCAATGCTTCCTTCTCTATGTAAGTCGGCATAGGGAAGAATACTAAAACCAAGCTCTGAATCATAATATGAAATATCCGCTATTTTTACAAGTGGATTTATGTCTCTAGTTACTTGTTTAAGTTGAGTAAAGAATGTTTTGTTTTTCTTGGTTGCTTCATGATTGCCGTCATAGATAAGAGTGGGAATCCCTACCTCTCGAATGAACGAGAAGTAGAGTTCCAACTCTTCCATACTAGGCAGACGGTCAAAAAGATCACCCCCAATAATATGCATTTCGCATTGCTGTTCGAGACTGTGTATTTGCTCGAAGAATAATCCATAGCGGCGAAGTGCCCACTCGCGTGGAACATTTTTTTGACCTAGCTTTAAATGCCAGTCTGCCGTAAAGAGTATCATGAAATGGCAAACTCCGCATCAAGTGCTTCTTCGTCGATTTCATTTGTTTCTACCTGACGTACTCGATCGAGTAACTCTTTCTGAGCGTCAGGAGTTGGACGAGGCATAACATCATCCATAGACTTCAGACCTTCTATAAGGGCCAGTTCGTCATCATCAAGAGCACGAGGCTTGCACTTCAGCACTTGAAGTTGATACTCTACATTGTAGGGCAGTGGGCCAGTCTTAACCCGCTTGAACTTAACGTCCCAGCCAGTTTCAGCGTCAGTGGGATCTCCCAAATCTTCAGCAGCAGTGAGAATTTGCTCCCACAACTTCTTCTTCAGATTAACGATCTTGACTTCGCCATTGTGAATGCACTGCATTACATAGCTCCAGCCACACTTCAGATCGGGATAGTATTCACGAACCCAATCTTTTTCTTTGTTATTAAACCGCTCTTCATTACGATCAAAAGACAGACACTCCAAAGGAATGTTCTTGTCGTTCTCACCAGTAACCCAATACACGTATCGAGCAAGAATATCGCCAACTAGACGAATAGAGTTATCCCCGTCCTGGTAGCTATAGGTAGTAATGTTGGATTTTTGAGCAGCGCCCTTTGATTTATTAAAGCTTAATGCCATTCTGTTTTCTCCTGTGGGACTTCTTCATACAGAAAATGTAACTTGTCATCTTCCATATAAAGTAGTCTGTCGTCGTTTTCTAAGTGTTGAAAGGGATCTAGTGGCATTTCCAATAGATCTAGTGTAATATCGCCAGAGGCGAAGTATTCTCCGAGAGACCGCATACTTGCAAAAGCTAAGTATATTGCAATATCTCGGCGAGAATGTCTAAACGCATTGTATAAAAGAACATCGGGGTGTACCAAAAAAGAATCTCCCGCAAAGTTTGTTTCATAAAACTTATAAATGGGATCGTACTTATTTCGAGGTATACTTTGCTTAACCAGCATCTCAAATATCATAAAAATACCTGATGGCTCGCCATTTGCAACAGTGAATATCTTTTTCCAATCGTATAGAAGCATATATTATACTAAAAAATAACTTGGGTGTCAAGAACTATTTTTCTATCCTATTTGTTCAATTTTCCAGCCTTGTTTCATGTAGTAGCCCATTCTGTTAGAAGCCTGCGTTCTGGCAGTATTTCCTTTTAAATGTATATCTACAATTACAGGGGTTTGTTTTCCTTCTTGCTCTCGTATAACTCTTCCGATAAGCTGGGTGAGGAGTGGTTCGTTGTTAATAGGCGTACCGAGTATAAGGACAGAGAGGGAATTAACTGATATGCCTTCACTAAATATTGCTTGAGTCCCGAATAAAATGTTTTTACTTCCATAGTTAATCTCATTGAGAAGTGTTTCTCTTTGCTCATGCGGAACTTCGCCCGTAACACAAATTGCATTATCTCCAACCAATTCAGCGCAGCTTCGTAAGAAATGCACACGATCGGAGACTACAAGTACCTTATGACCTCGGGCTGCATAAGTTGCAGCAAGAAGTGAAACGGTATGACGATATTCTTCATTGTTCGCCAAATTTGTAACACGGTTTGCCCAAGGAATACGGGCTCCATCCATAAAGCGTATTTCTGATTTTATAATAGCTATTTTAGGCGTCATAAAGTTTTCCTTTGGGGGTTTGAAAACTTTACTGCCAAAGTAGTCTCGAAAGACTACATGTTTGCCATCTTTTCTTTCTATTGTTCCCGATAGTCCAATCTTATATCGACAGTAATTTGTGTCGATAACTTTGGAAAAAGTTGGACTGCTTACATGGTGCATTTCATCTAGTATAATTGTTCCAAATTCTTTACGAATCTTCGGAATATTACGGTATAAACTCTGAGTGTTGCCAATTACAATAGGAGCGTCAAGATCAAATTTACCGCTTCCTATAATTCCAGGCGTAAATCCATAGACTTTCTCTACTTCTTTTGCCCACTGGTTTCGTAATGGTACAGTGTGTACAACTACGAGTGTTTTTTGTCCGAGTTTTCCGGCTATCGCCAACCCCGTAAAAGTCTTGCCCCAACTTACCCACGCGTTGATGATACAGTTATCATCGAGTTCGTCATAGACGGCTTGTTGTGATTCTCGTAAATCAAACCTAAAATCAGGAAAATCAACAGGCACCATAATCCTTTTGTCAACAATTTCATAGTCATCTGGTATTAAATCCGTTCTTCCGATTGGTATGGTAACAAGATTCTCTCGAACCCGTGCCATATTTTTTATAACAATAGGAGGGTCATTTGGATTTTGCGGAGGTATTTTATAAGTCAGCTCTTTGCTGAGATGCTCTTTATACTCCCGAGTTACTTCCAAATAGATTCTATTGCTAATTACTGCTTTCATAAACCTAAATCTGTTTTTGCGGTTATGTATTGCTTGACGAATTCACTTCTTACAATATCTTTAATATCAAAGTCAATAAAATCAAACTCGTTCATTGCTTTTAAAATTCGTACAAAGTCTTTTAAGCCGTTTTTTGCCAAATCTGTTTGACGAAAATCTCCACAAAATAGTACTCTACAATCCTGCCCGATTCTTGTTATAATTGAGTCTAGCTCATGAAAAGTCATATTCTGACATTCATCAATTAGAATTACTGCGTTTCTTAGTGTGACTCCACGAATAAAAGAAGTGGTCATAAAATGTACTAACCCTTTCGTTTTGAGAATTTCATAAGCATCTCCTCTTTGAAAAAGCTCTATACAAATATCTTTATATGGCTCTTCATAGACTGAGGCTTTTTCTTTTTCGTTTCCGGGTAGGAAACCTATATCACGAGTAGGTACTGCACTTCTTATAATTACGAGCCGTTCGTATATACCTTTTGTCATATCATCAAACGCTAAGTATGACGATATAAAAGTTTTTCCTGTTCCTGCTACTCCGTGCAGCATTAAGTTTTTAGTACTTTCAAACGCAATTACTTGATTTTTTGTAAGTGGTTCGATCTCTTGTAAATCTAAATTTGCTCCCGCAAGAGTCTTTTTTCTTCTCGACATAAAATTATACTTTTCTTCGAGTGTCCTTTAGTTTTTCTTCGGAGTACTCATATAACAGCCAAGGCAATCCGCCTATATGAAGTACACCTGCCCAAGTTAATTCTCGGGGAGGTGGACGCGGTATGGTAAAAGGAAAATTAACATCCTTTAACCAAAGTACAGAAGCTTTTTCCTTTAATTCAACTTTTCGTATTTTGTAGTACTTTAAAGATGAATTCATAGTTTTTTGATAGATAAAAGGAGTGCCTCCACTATCAATAAAAGTTTTAGTGTTCTGCTTTAGTATTCCAATTAACGAATCTATTGAATGTCTTAAAGGTACTAACTCTGTAAAATGAGTTTGTAAACGACGTATGCCGAGAGAAGCTCCCGGCATATTTCGATCGTCTACTACTTGATTATCAATAAGTAATAATCCATCTATCAATTCCCAATTACTGCTTGGAAGAACAAAAACTGGAAACTTAATCTTTTTTATTTCTTTGTAGGTAACGATCAATTTTACGAAATCTTTTATTGTATTTACGTTTGAGCTTTTTTCTTACGCCCGCTCTCCATCTAAATAAACCTTTAGATTTAGAAGAGAGCGCATCGTATTCATCTCCGCCTTTCATTTTAATACGTTTCATACATTTTCTCAAATTTGCCCATGGAGTAATCATCTCCAACTTCGAAGTCACATCCTACAGGTGCTCCTGAGATAGATACACCTCTATCCATCTGAATAAAGTTTTGAAGCTTTTCGCAGTAAAAGTCTATTTCATCTTCTGGAACTTCTGCCAGAATTGAGTCATGAACCAATGCAAATATTCGTGATTTCATATTTTGAGACTTAATAAACTGCCCCATATCTATTGCGCCTAGAAGGTTAATATCAGAAGCAGTAGACTGCACCAGAAAATTAAGACCAGACCTAATGCTATGACTCTTGATGCCTGCGTCTGTCGATGAGACATTCGGCAATCTCCTTTTGCGGCCAAAGAAACTATAGATGAATCCATTGTGCTCGATAAATTTTTGATTATTGTCAATCCACTTTCTCAACTTATGAAAAGATCGAAAATAATCATCAATAACTTCTTTTGCCTCTTGCTGGCTAAAATAAGTGCCTGAATCTTTAGTAACTTGTTCACTAATCTTCTTCGGGCCCGCGCCATACATAATACCAAATGTTACTGCTTTTGCGGCTTGGCGTTGTGTTCCATATAATTCTGCGACATCTTCTACGTCACATGGAAGTTTAAATACTGTTTTTGCAATCGTACTATGAAAGTTTCCTCCACTACGAAATACATTCATCAACGCTTCATCGTCTGCAAGTTTTGCAGCAACATACACTTCTGCAGTAGTTAAGTCCATAGCCACAATCTTATGACCTGGAGCTGCTTTGATACACCCTTTTACAATAGGGTTATCGCGAGGTAACTGCTGCATATTTAACTTACCACTACTTGATAAACGACCAGAAGTCGTACCATGCAGGTTAAAATTTGTTCTCAATCGACTATCTCTATCGAGCTGAGGAATAATCTTGTCTAAGTAAGTATTCTTGATTTTAGACTTCTGACGAATATCAAGAATAAGTCCAGGTACTTCCGACTGTGCTGATAGTGCATTTAACACTTCTGCGTCGGTAGAGTCAGCTCCCGTACCTGTTTTCTTTCCTGTAGGGTTTAAGCCTAACATATCAAACAGTAGCTTTCGAAGTTGCACTGTGCTGTTTGGATTAAACTCTGCTCCTTGTATTTCTTCGAACTTACGAATCTTTGGATTCTTATAAAGAGTACGAATAGCTTCATCAATATCTTGTTGCATTAAAACCTGAGACTTTTCCAATCGGTCATAGTCAAAGGGTACGCCATTATCTTGAGTATCAATTAAAAATCTACAAC